TCGGAAGTCTGACGCAATGGGAGGCCATCGGAGTTCTATTCTGTGCAAATTCGGTTGGAATAAGGATTCCGACAGGTTTGAATATATAAACGCCACAACGAAAAACAAGGCAAGGAACAGCTCTGCAAGGTGGGATTATAAAATGAACAAGAGATTTCTAGGCGAAGGCGGAGATTACTCCATAAGGGTGGAGACGGATGAGGCTATATATGTCCTCGAGAACATTATAGGATGCCAACCTATTGACAGCAATGTCACCATCCAAGTAAGCGACGAGGGGCAAAGCTCGCCTCAAGAAGGGGAATTCGATAGCTTCATCTCTTTAGTCTCTTTTATATAAAATCATGTCCAGAATCAGAATAGGAACAGACCGCTCATCAAGCGTTGCCACCTCAACCTCAGCTAAGGTAAAGCAGATTATCAACATTCCATCTGTCCCCTTTGAGGTCGGTGTTGCTGGTATGTACTCAGAGAAGTTCCTGCCTGAGTTCAGGAGGTTGTACAACCGAATTCTGAATAAAGAGAACGGGGATGTTTATTCTGCTCTCCGTGTTGCACTCAATACTTGCATAGATGGCAACAACAGAGAAGGGTCGTCCACCAAAAACTACGTTATGGTTGGGGGTTCAGATAACGATGCCATCTCCTATGACTTCACAGGTATGGACGAGTTTGAGTACAACGAGATTAAGTCCAGATTCTATGATATGATGGTCTTTATCCTAGAGCTGGTCTCCCTACTAAGAAATAAAAAAATCTACGAGAGGGGGCGTGTGTACAATGACTTTAAGGAGTTGCTGGCGAAATATGCAGAGGTTACGGAATGTGGTGAGGACCGCATCCAAAGACTTGAAGCCATGAACACCAGCGGGACCTTTGGGGAGCACTGCCTTAGGGTTGTCAACAACTGGGAAGATTATGCTTGGGACTTAAACTCAAAGGAGAAGTACTTCGGAACAGTGGACAAGGGGACAGAAATCACCTTTGGAGTCGACTGCGAGGAAGGGCTAGAGATATACCCTATGTATGTGTCATGCGCCTTCTGCTTCAACGGCACAAACCATTATAGGTATAAGCTGTTTCACATCCTCCACCTAGCAAACGGAGAGAAGGACTACAAGTTCGACATAGAAACAGATAAGGCTATATACACTCTTGATAATCTAGGTGGGATGGTGAACTTCAGGCCGTCACCCAAAGAATGTAGTATCAGAGAGCACAAAGACAGGAAGCATCTCGTGCTAGGTGCGTTCACCGATGACGGAGAAGAGAGAACAGCCTATCCTGAGTATTGCCTGGAGATAGTGACAGGAGGTGGGTTCATTTACTAAATCCATATAGCGAATCATACAGTTTAATGGCTAGGATAAGAGTAGGACAGGTGAGCTCCATGGGGCCATCTAGGCAGGCGGAGAGTAGGAAGCCTGTCATAAGGGTTAAGCAACTAAGTGTTGAGGAGTATATAGAGAGCAAGGTTGGAGGTGAACTAATCGAAAAGTTGATGGCGGAGTATAACCGAATTGTTAAGTACGACAGCCCTGTTTTATCCTTCAAGCGAGCGGTGAAGGACGTGTTTTCGTTAAGGACTAAGTTTTACGACACTCGTTTAGATAGAATAATATTTTCACTCCAGAATAGGGAGAAGGTGATGCTGTGTGACCTAAACGATGTCAGCTTACAGGAATACGGAGAAATCGGAGATGCCATTGAAGATTACTACCTGCTCATCAACGAGATTATTGGTGCTAGGAGGGAAGGCAGGATGCCAGAGAACAAAGCCCAATATGACGATTTCTATAAACTCCTAGAGGATATTTCGAGATTGTCGCCTGACAGGAGTAGTCGTTTAGAGCATTTCCTCAAGTACGCAACCAACAAAAACCTTACTGACCTCTGTCTGAAGATAGCCAATGAATGGGGCGAAGTCTCCAAGCGTATATCAGAGGCTGAAGCCCAACGGGAGAAAAGTCAGCCTAATGGGTTTATGAATAGGTTCTTTGTGGGTAGGAAGAAGGATGGAGATATACAGATGGTAGGGGCAACCTCAGATGGTAGAGACAAAATATCATGGACCTTTCCTTTTATGTACAGGGAGTTGTCGGCTATTCATGGATGGGAGGACTTTGAGGTTCATATAGAAACCGACAATGCTGTATATGTGATTGACAATTTTGCTGGAACTGCAAATATACTCCTCCAACTAGACAAGTCTACACTCACAACCAATTCGCCAAAAGGTAAGGACGATATGGATATGATAGGCTACAGGCTAAAGAAAGATGTTTCTTCGTATAGTCATATCGTAGACACGAGCGTATATGTCGATTTGATATAGCTACACACATACATATAAAACAACAACGGAGCTACGAACACTAGCTCCGTTTTTTTGTCAGGTGGAAGAATATCCCTACCTTTGTGGGAGAGATGTTCAACTAAACTTCATTCACATATTTCAGAAAGATGGAAAATAATCCAAGTCAGGTGGTGGTAGCATTCGACTACTCCAACATCTTCTTCCGTGGGCTGTTCACCTGTGTATCCAAGAAGGCTTCTAATGGACTGTACTTCTCCGCAGAGGAGGATTTGCAGATGCTAGGGAACGTAGTGTTGTCCCAGGTGGCGACCCTCGTCAAAGACCTTGCAGTGGGTTGTCAGGTGGTGTTCTGTGCGGATACGCTCTCCTCGTGGAGGAAGGAAGCCATCAAGAAGATTGACAGGCTTAACAATCTAGGGTATAAGGAGGGTAGGAAGAAGAAAGATGACTTTGATTGGGATGCTATCCACAAGACCATGCAGGAGGTGCTGTGTATCCTAAGGGATAGGGGGTATAACACCCTTGCCATTCCACATGCAGAGGCGGATGATATAATGGCTCTACTCTCGGAGACGTTGCTTGGTAAGACAACCTCATCCAGCCTGATTATCGTCTCTAGCGATGAGGACCTGAGACAGCTCATCCGACTCAAGAGAGAGACAGGGCAATATGTCATGGTCATCAACCCTATGTCCAGCCAAGAGAAAGACCCGCTACGCAGGGGAAAGAGGTGCATATACATCAGCAAAGAGCAGATGGACTATATCACCAACTCCTCCCCTATGGACGACATCATGGGTCTGTCTTCTAACCAGATGGGCTACCTCAACAACCTTAGGTCTTCTGGGAAATATAACCTAGACATCATAAGCCCTGAGGAGGTGCTCTTGCATAAACTCCTTTGTGGTGATGATGGGGATTCGGTTCCCGCTCTCTATGAGTTCTTCACGAAGACGAACAAGATTAAGAGAATCACCGCAAAGCCCAAGGAGTATATCATAAACGAGCTAGGGTTACAATCCCCTAGGGACTTGTACGAGAAGGTTAAGGAACTCCCTAGGGTGATAGGGGGGGCTCTGAAGACAGAGGTGCTTCATTCCCTTGATGAAAGGCTGAAGCACCAGAGGGAGATGGTGGAGCTGGTCTCTGATAACTTCCCACAGGAAATCATCACCCTCTGGAACATGACCATCGAACCGAGTGTCCTGATGGACACCAACAGGGCTATCAACCCCAGATACAACATAGACGTCACACCTGAGAAGCTAGTGGAAGGAACGAAGTTCTTCATCAAGAAAATAGGTGACAAGAAGATGGTGGAGCACAGCATCGTCCGTGAGCTGTCTAAGTCTGTTCGCAGGAGTGCGGTGGACGGTAAGACCTCCAAGGAAGTCCTTGACGAACTGTTTAGCTAAGGAGATTCTATGCCTCGTATATCCGTAGAAGGCAAGACCCCGTCTGTCTCCTCCCTTGGGATAAAAAGAAAGGAGGAACCTACCCTGCCAGCTAGAGACCTACTAAACGACCTCACGAAAGGGTTTATTAGTATAGCTTTCGCTAAGCGCAAGAAGTTTATCTCTATTCTTGCAAACGATTTGCAGAAGAAAGAAGACAGTCTACTTGCATCCCTTGTGAAAGATGTATGGCAGGACAAATCTCGTAACTCATCCTACTTCGATGAGGATATGTGTTCCATCCTCTCTTCAGCTTTGTATCTTATCAACTTCGAGAACTGCGCTAGGGTGAAGTTTGCCATAGACGACTCTGAGGTGGATGAGCTAGTAGAGGCTAGCGGACGCTACCTCAAACTCCCCTGCAAGTATGTCCTATCAGCCATGGACCTCCTTCGGAAGATTGTCCTACCCTATATAACAGACTACATCAATCCTAAACTTGATTTCACCAAGGAAGATGAGGAGTTGGTTAAGCTGGAGAGGGAGAGGTACAGTGATATTGAGGATACAGCATTCTATGGGCTTGACACAGGTGATATTCCATTCCCCATTGCAGAGGTGGATGGTGATGCCTTTGGGTTTGGCTATGTTGCGGTGGATGGTGATGACCTCTTGTACAGAGGGCGGTGCATAACCTTTCGGGAGCCATGCAGGGTAACAGGTGGGCCTGTGGACGGGTTCAAGAAGTCGGGAATAAGGTTTATTCCAAGAGAAGATGTTCATCCTCACTACGAACCTTGCCTGCATGAACTGATTAAGTTCGACTGGGTAAACAAGACTTTCAACCAAGCTGAGACATTTTTGCGTGGAGGTCCAAAGGCTATCATCGGAAAGCCAGTCTCTCCTCTAGGTCTAGGCGGTTCATCACTAGTCAGGGAGTGGATGCTTTCAGATAAAGAATGTACGGACTACATAAGAAAACTAGGGGACACTCAGTCTTATTGCTTTTGGGATTATAGACGTTTCTGCGTATCCCCAATGCAGAAAGGATGTAGTCCTGTATACAACGAGGTTAAAACAGCAAGCGGTAAAATTATCGCTCAGATAGAATACATTCCCAAACGAATGAACATTGGCCTACGTCAATTCCTTGAAGACCTGCTTGATGGGATGATAAGCATACTGAGCGACTTGCAAAGAGACTATCCTTATTGCGTCTTTCGTGACAAAAGAAATAACCTACACGACAAACCCAAGTGGTCCTTACTAGAGTTCTTCCAGCATATAAACAGCGACACCACCATCCTGCCTCTAGAAACACTAGAATCCATATCATCAATACATCTGTTTAGGATGTTTGAGTGGTGGAGCACACCCAGAGGATGCAGGATGTCTAAGAAGCCATCTAGGCACTTAGGGGCCATTAGTGGCCACTTCATTTCTTTAATTTTTAGGTACAACTAGCATATGCCAAGAATATCTGTTGAAAGCAGTAGCAAGACTGCGACAGCAAGCGTATCAGAGTGTAACCACCAACTTATCTTCCCAGCCATGAACCTATATGACTGGATAAACAAACTCCATGACTGGCAGGTGGAGAGCGTAAAGAACCTGTTTGATGGTCTAAGGGAAATTATCGCCTCTGGGTTCTCTAAGGTTTCCGAGGCAAAGGGGATAGAGGATGTCATGACCCCAATCCTTGCCATCGTGATTTTTGGGGAAACAAAAAGAGGTAATGTAGACGAGAAATACGGCGTTTTCCACAAATACATAAGCAAAATGAGGGGTGTACCAGAGAAGGTGGTGCTCAGACTCCTCAAGGAGATTGACGCACCCGCGAGTAGCCTCATTTCAAAGTATATGTCAATTGGACCATTGGAGTCATTTGAGTGGAAGACGGATTCGTTAATGTGTGATTCAAATAGTTCACAAGAAGGCTATTCGCATATGTATGCACCTGTAGGTGCACTGTAGGTGCAGATGTGAATGGGGACCTTTTTGTTTATAACATCCCGTCTTCCCACGACACAATCCCAGGGGTGGAGATGTGGCATCCAATAGTGGATAAAAACCAAGGTGTGAGTATTGCTGGTATGCTAGTAAACACCATTGTTAAAAATCTATTCAAGAATGCATCAGGTTCTATGTACCTAGGGGTATGCAATGCCCTTGCAGGGGGTCGCCTCGGGGCCATAGAGCCAAATAGCACTAATTACTCTCCAGTTCTCAATAAAAGGCTTTCTCAGATTCAAGATGAGCTTGAGAAGGATGAGAGGGACTGTATAAGAAGTAAGGTTTCCGAATGTCTGTCTGAAGTTTGCTACTACCTAATAGATAGGGCTCACCAGCTTCTCAAGGAAAACGGGAAGCGACCACCAAAACAGAGTGAAGGGCAGAGTGTGATAGACCTCCTCATGGATGCAATGAAGGAGCTTGATAAGATTAAACCAGATAGCGGTTATCCGTATTGGTTCATCCAACAATGCCTTGATTGTCGTAATGTAATGTTCCCCAACACATCTTTTGTTATACCATACAAAGAGGTGTTCACCGTGAATAGGCAAGGAGAGGCGAATGAAGGCCTCATGCCGTACAAAATATCCACCAACTTCACAGAGGAGGAGCTTAGCAACGAAAACCGCAACCTTGTATATGCACGGGACTACATAGAGATACTGTATGGCAAGCCAATAAATGAGGTGATAAGAGACATCATTGAAGAGGAGTATGGTATCGAACCTCCATATGACCTGTTTAACTTCGTTGGGGTGGTAACTTTGAAGATATTGTGGCAACCTCGTTTTGAGATGAAACAAGGAATTACAATAAAGGAAGAGCTTGATTTAACAATCAAAATAAAGCACATCGATGCCTAGACCATCAGCAGGAGCAGGGAGTAAAATAATATCCTCAAACCAAAGCAAACAATCTAGGAGGATATACAACCCTAGCTACCCAATTGAGACGTTTGTGGATGAGCTTATAAGGTGCGTAGCAAAGAGGTGTAACGACCTGTACAAGCCTATCCATAATGCCATCCTTGATGACCTTAGGAAGGGAGGCAACTGTAGGTTGATTGAGTTGTATAAAGAAGCCAACAACCGTATAGAATATGAGGCTATGCAGTTCCCATTAGATGAGCAGAGCTATTTTGGATTAGCACGCCTTATCATCAACTTTGCGACCCTAGAGAACTGCATTAAGGTGCAGTTCGCAACTGAGGAGGAACTGGATAAGATTTGTCAGAGTAAAGGTGTCCTTGGGTTTCACGCTAGACCTGATGGGATTATGGGAGAGGAGCTGTCCAAGTATGTCCTTGTGCCGTATATAAGGGAGGTCATCAACCCTAAGCTGAACTTCACGGAGGAAATGGAGAATGCGTTTGGTCAGCAGATGGACTTAGCCAAGATTGAGCATACTTGCCCTATTGGGATATGTAGCAAATCAATCATTCTGAGGGTTGGGATGCGGGATGGTGACGACAGACCTTATACCTATATACTACCTAGGTTTATAGACGGAGGGATATACTACAACGGCGAGAGGATAGATGCCATAGGGTGTTTAATCAATGACTACGCAAGTCGGATGGAAGGCAAGTGTATGGTTGGTGTAGTGGACGACCACACAGATAACCTTGAGGATTGTTCCGAGATTGCATTTGACTTCACGGATGTTATCGTTTATAAGCTCTCCTCTACCGTGGCCAAATTCTTTAAGGAAGTTCATGTTGAAAGCCTCTCCACCGAGGAGCTACTTATGCTGATGGACCTTTCACATGAAGATTTCTGTGGCATAGAGTCCCTTGCCAGTCGAACACCACACAGAGACGCACCGAGAGAGTTGCTAGTCTCTTTCGTCGAGGCATGCAGTTATATAAGCGCACAGCCTGCTTGTAATTACCGATGCGGTACCTTCCCGTCTATGATAGTCCCAAAGAATGCGGTATCTGACCTCCTATACTGTAAGGACTGCACACTGTCAGGACTCGTTGATTACCTAGAGAGCAAGGATATAGAACAGCACATTTACTCAGAAATCAAAATGCACTTCCACTGGGACTCCAAAGCCTTAAAGAGCATAGGACTATTAAGACAGGCATATGAAATCTACGGTCTCGCACAGAAGTTCAGTGGAGAGTTCAATGGGATGTGTTCATTCTTCCCTCTTAGGGTCTGTACGCAGTGGTCTCAGACGCATGACGAGTTTGTGTTGGGTATGGACGGGGTAGACAACTACGGCAACCCTGTTCGCTTCCACAACGGAAGGGTTATCCCTGCTAATGCTTAGGCAACCACAGCCATACAATATACGACCCTATGGAGATAAATAGTTCATCCATAGGGTTTGTTTTTTTGATGGCAAGAGATATAAAATATATCGCTGTGCACTGCACAGCTTCCCCTCAGAACTGGGGAGTAGAAGAGCTGAGCAGAGTGTTCAAGGCTCGTGGGTTTAAGAGGAGTGGATACCACTACGTCATCACCAAGGATGGAGTGGTGCACCCTATGGAACCCGAAGAGAAGATTAGCAACGGGGTGAAAGGGTTCAACCTTGTCACGGTGAATGTCGCCTATGTGGGAGGGATAGATGCAAGTGGTAAAGGGGTGGATAACCGCACAGCCGAACAGAAAGAGTCCCTCTTAAAGCTCCTAAAAGAGCTGAAAGGAAGATACCCACAAGCGAAGATACAGGGGCATAGGGATTTCTCCGAGGATAAGAACGGCAATGGGATTATCGACCCTTGGGAGCGTATCAAGGAATGCCCTTGTTTCGATGCCATCCCTGAATACAAAGACCTCTAGCCTATGAATGAGGACTTGGCAAAGGTGCTGAATCTACTCAATGGGATTGACGCTCGACTGAGGAAGGTGGAGGCACATGTGGAAGACCTAAGGGCGAGTAGTGTCACGGATGAGATTGACTACTTCAGTGAGAGGTTAGACGAGTTCAAGGACGAGCTAGGTGAAGTTAGAAGCATCGCCTCCAAACCCCTCTCTGAAAAGGAGAAGGACATGCAGATGCTAAGAAGTTCATTCCTCTCTAGGACTATCATGACGGAGGGAACAGGGTGTGTATCTAGCCTCACCATTGATGGAGGAGCACTCAAAGCCACCCTTACCCCTACACTTACCATGGAAGAGGTGAAGAGGTATACCGCCTCGCAAGGGTTCACGGACAAGGATAGGCTAGCGACAGCCATCAGAGATGTGAAGGCGACCATGATGCCACGTAGGATTACGTACAGCACAGGTAACGACAGAGCTAAGGATAGCGAGTACGTGAAGAACCTCACCCTGAACGATAACACAGGGGAGCTGTTTGTGACCTACGGGGATATAGCAGATAAATAACGAGATGTTTGTTTGAAAACATCTTTCAGGAGAAGATGGGAGAGGGCGAGGTGCGTGAGCATATCGTCCTCTTTCTCCTTAAATAGCTAAACGAAAATCATATACCAACGAGATATAATGAGCGAAGAGAAGACGGGGCGGAAGCCTATACCCGCTGTTCTTGTCAAGGATGGCAGGAACAACCCCTACTTCCCGAAGGTTGGTTTTGAGGCAGTGGTGGACCCTGTTACGCTAGAGCCTATCCTAGGGACGATAGCGAAGGAGGATGCCTCCCACTTCCTTAATCTCCACACCGCAGAAAGGGAGGACGGGAACGAGAGGACGTATATATCCTCTATCACAACAGCAGATGGGAAAGCCAAGATGAAGATTGGCTCACTTGATGCGTTTATCGCTCCTCACCTCCCAGGCATCAAGAGAGGGGAGAAGTCACTCCAACCCTCTTCTCAGATTCGTGAGATGTATGAGAAGAGAGGGCAGAACAGCACACCCCTTGCCCCCTCCGACCTTACGGAGCTGGTGACGAGTGTGTATGCCTCTGAGGATGGGGTGCTGGGATATACCCATGTGCCTATTGAGGAGATAAGCTCCTATGTGGTGCTGGATGCTGTTAAGCAGATTAAGTCTGGGAACATCCTAGATAAGAAGTTCCTCTCTATAGATAAGATTTCTTCTATTGGAAGGCTGAACGGAGCTACGAACCAAGTGGTGAAGGAGGTTAAGGTTTCCGAAGAGGGAGAGATGACCGTCCACTACGGGGTGTCGGAAGCAGAGACATACCTGGCAGGGGTTAATAGGAAATTCGAGGAGACGAAGAGGGAGGTGTCCGAGATTAACGAGAAGGCGAACAAGCTGAAGGAAGACCTGAAGAGACTCTTCGATTCAAATGGAAGACCTTCTGGTGGTGTTACCTTCCTTGACGACTACATCAGCAAGGATACACCTGTAAGGCATAAGGCAGAAGAGATTTCAGACCCCTCTGACCCAACCATGAAGGATAGGATGCTTAACGATATACGTATTGTTAAGGAAGGTACATCTTATAAGCTACATACCTATTACTCACCTGCACCCGACCTCTCTCTGTATATGAAGAAGGGTGGGGTAGAGTACACAGGGCTTTTTGATGCCATCAGGAAAGAGAAGGAAGAGAGGCTTGAACAAATCTCTTCTGTAAGGGTAGACCTAGGTAGTGCTGTCCGAGAACTAAGGCAGGCAGACGGAACCCTCTCTAGCAGGATTGATGACCTCTCCACGAAGATTGCTCCTCTGGGTGATGTCGCAGCCATCCTAGAGCAGAACGCAAGGATTGCAGGCAAGTACAATGCTGTGGTTGCCGATGTCTCTACGAACAGGGAGAGCATCAAGAAGGTGGAGCAGGAAGTGAAGGCTCTGAAGGAGAACGACAAGCTCAAGGATGGTGTTGTCTACATCCGAGCAGACCGTGCTACCTCCACACAGGAGTCGCCCCTTGACCCTCTTAGCACTTCCAACTCTGTGGTGACGGATGTTGCCATCGACAAGACGACTGGGGCTGTAGAGGTGAAGCGTGCGCCGATGTTCAACCTCTCTGAGTACGCAAAGACAAGTTCAGTTGCCGACCTCGTAGGGGATGCACTGGATAGCAAGCTCCCCGAGGTGAGGGATGAACTCAAGAGTGAGTTCCCCACCAAGGAAGAGGTGACAGCTCAGGTGACGAGGGAGACACTCACCTCTTCTGTCGAGGTGATTGGGGAGGACCTCCCTGGTGACCCCTCTGATATACAGACGGTGAAGAGTGTGTCTGTGAAGAATGAGCTAGACAACAAGAGAAAGCTGGTTGTGGAGTTCACTCGTATTCCTCTGAAGACAGAACTCTCTAAGCTGAAGGATGAACTCACAGAGTCCATCAAGGCCAAGGCAGTGGACCTCGAGCTCCATGTCAATGGAGAGAAGGTCGAAGGGGAAGGCACGCCACACCCACAGGGTAAGACCTTCATCACCTCTGCGGTAAGGCTTCTGAAGAGAGGGACTAACGGACTCACTATTGATGTCAAGGAAGAGGAGATTGACCTCTCTGCTGTCCTTAACCTGAACAGCAAGATGTCAGAGGTGAAGAAGTCTGTCAAGGAAGAGCTGAAGGGAGAGCTGAGTGCAGATGTTAACCTGAAGGTTCAGGAGGTATCCGCCGCTGCGATGGCAAAGGTGGAGAAAGCAACAGCAGACCTCACAGCCTCCATCACCAACAAGGCACGTGAGCTGAACAGTGAAATCACCTCAAAGCTAGGGGAGGCGAAGGCTGAACTCATCACCTCTATGGATGAGAGGCACAGGAACCTTAGCGGTCAGCTAGAAGGTCGTGTGACCCGCACCACCGAGGAAGCCACGAAGAAGATTGAGGAGATTACCAAACTCTCCGAGAAGTTCAAGACGGATGTGGCGGGTGCTATCACCGAACTCCAGAACGCTGGTAGGTCTGTGAAGAGCGATGTAGAGACTAAGATTAACGAGCTGAACAAGCTCATAGGGGAAGTGACCTCTATCAAGGATTCTACGAAGATGCTCCAGCAACAGGTCACCAACGAGCTTGCCTCCCTCTCTGCCCTGAAGGTAGAGCTAGCTAAGGTGAATGTCCTCTCTGTGGCTAACGAGCTGAAGAGGGATACCACCTTCACAGACTCCCTCAAGGGGCCTAAGGGTGACAACGGGGCTAAGGGTGATGCACCTATCCTCTTCGTCTCTGGTAGTGGAGACTCCGCAGAGCTGAGGTACAAATACTCTGCTAGCGGAGAGACCTTCCCTGTCCCCGACGAGAACGGAGGGAAGTTCCTCATCAAGAACCTCAAGGGTGCTAAGGGTGAGCAAGGCGTACAAGGTACCCCAGGTACGAACGGTAACAACGGTGAGAGTGCCTATGAGATTGCCAAGCGTACAGGGCGTACAACAGCAACCAGCGAATCCGAGTGGATTACAACCCTCAAGGGTGAGAATGGTAAGAATATCCAGCTCACCACCTCTGATGGTCAGGTGAAGTGGAGAGTGGCAGGAGAGGTAGACTACAACAAGCTCTACGACATCCCTGCTATTGACTCTATGGAGCATATCACCAGCGGTGTGAACAAGGGTAGGCTCAAGTATACTGTAGCAGGTAAGGAGCACCTTGTAAGTGACTTCAACACCGAAGACCTACGAGGGAAGAATCCTAAGTTCCGTAAGAACGAAACCCATATACAATATAGGTATTCTGACAACGACGAGTGGACAGACCTAGTTGCTCTTTCCGACCTCAAGGGAGACAAGGGTGAGCAAGGTCAGCAGGGAGCACCAGGAGCGAATGGCCTACCAGGAGCTAAGGGTGAAGATGGAGCTAAGGGAGAGAACGGGAAGGATGGCGCACGTGGCGTTAGATTCTTCTGGTCGAAGGGGGTATACAAGACCAACCCTTCCGATGTGGTGGCAAGCATCAACCCCAACTTCCTAGAGCTAGAGAAGGTGGCAGACAAGAACGAAGTCACCGCAACCTTCCTCAATGCTGGTGTCACCCAGTCTACCGAGACGCTTATCGAAGGGGATAACCTATACAACCCTGAGACACTGGATGTGTTCACACTGAAGTTCGACGCTGCTAAGAAGAGTAGGTTCGTTCTATCCTATGTGACAAATATCCGTGGTCTGAAGGGCGACAAGGGTGCTGATGGAGAGCGTGGACCTAAGGGTGAGAACGCCGTCATCCCCCAGAAGATTATGGACCGTCTGAAGAAGATTGCCGAAGGAAACGGTGAGTCTAGTGACGGAGACAACTGGGGAGTAGAAGGCGGTTAGTCAGGCTAAATTTATTATAACATTATGGAAGAGAGACCTACATTAGACCATGATGTAGGTCTCTCTTGTGTATAAGCACAACTTCAACAAAGCAAATGGCTCATAATAGCAGGAAGAAAATCAAACACACCCTTTTCACCAAGGATGCCAAGGCGAAGTTCGAGAAGAGCACGGATGCCGTTGCCGTCCTCCTCACCAACAACCCAACAAAACCTAGCGAACTCATCACTGACGATGAGCATATCGACAGGGTGAAGTTCCTAGGACAGGAGATGGTTGTTGGAGCGAAGGTGGAGGGAACACCCCTGAAAGAGGGGGGTGTCCTTGTCGATGTGAAGGAAGACCAAGAGAGTGGTCGCCTCGTGTTCCAGAGAGGGGTGAGAGGACATATCCACTCTGGTCAAGCAACACACCCCTCCTCCGACCCCAAGGCAAACACCAACCCCCTAGGAGGAGATTTGTATCTGTCTAAGACCGACGGGAACCTCTGGAAGCATAACGGGACAGACTGGGGTGTAGAACCTATCGCCTCCCTAAAGGGAGTGGCAGGCCCCAGAGGAGAAAGGGGGGAGCCAGGGTCGTCTGTAAACATCCGTAGCGGGAACTTCAAGAGTGCCAATGAGCTTCCTGATGACGCCCATGTAGGGGATGGCTACCTCATCAATGGTGAGCTCTGGGTGAAGAGCGACCAGCCTACAGACCATAAGGGGTTTGTGAATGTAGGGCGTATCCAAGGTCCTCGTGGGTCACAGTATTATGCTGGTGAGGATATAAACGATACTAAGACGTATGTTGGTGTTCTGGTGGGGGACTACTACCTCCATACCAAGGAGAAGGCTATATACGGTCCGTATTCACAGACAGCGAAATGGGGAACAGCGCCTCTCTTATATCTCGCTCCGAATGTCTCTACGGTAAGGGGAGGAGACCAGAACGAGAAGGTGTTCCTAGCCACGTCTTGGGGAACAGGACAGCTAACGGCCGTGAATGAGATTGACCTCCGAGGTCCTAAGGGAGAGAAGGGGGAGAGACCCATCCTAGAAAGGGAAGGGAACCAGCTTATCTACAAATACACCTCCGACGGAGAGAAGGGGGTGGTGCTAGGCGACCTTGCAGAGTTGAAGGGGGTAGCTATCACCTCTGGTCCTGCGGATAAGAGGAATGCCCCTGACTTCAGGAAGAGGGATGGGGACTATTACATAGCAACAGACGAAGGGGTGATATACGGTCCCTATGTTGTTGCAACCAACAGCTGGGGTGACCCTATCCCCCTAGGGAAGATTAAGAGCATCAAGTTCAACGGCAAGGTTCTTCCTATAAGTGAGCTAGGAGAGGTGGAGATTACCATCCCTCCCATCACCATGGATGAGACTTTTGATGTGGGCTCAAACAACGCCCTTCCTAATAGTGTCATCACCAAGAGGTTTGAGGAGATTAAAAAGAACATGGTCTCTGGGATGGAGGCTGTGGTATCAGAGGATGAGACGAAGGTCACCCTCTCTCTTACCATGGTCTCTGGAGACCCTATCTCTGTGGACATCCCCGCAGGGAAGGGCGGCGGAGGAGGTGGTGACGCAGGGTCACGTATCATCCTCACCACCTCTGTCCCCGAAGAGAATGTGAAGATAGGAAGTAGCTCAATCATTTCTTATACGTATAACAACGTAACGAATGACGGAGCACAGACCCCTACGGGTATCAAGGCGGACATAAAGGTGACCGTGAACCGTGGGGTGGTGGAGCTATACACCAAGGAGTTCACAGGGGTTGCTAGTGGTACGTATAACCTCGACATTTCTGAATACACTGACAAGGAAGGGTTGTTGGAGGTTAAGATACTTGCGACATGTAGGACAGCAGAGGGAACAACCCAGAAGAAGCAAGCCTACGCAAGGGTTGCAGTGCATAACCTTGTTCTAGCCACCACCCATGACCTCTATACAGGGATACATGGCTATGAGCCAAATAACATGCTCACCATCCCCTTCTCCATCCGAGGAGCAGGGAACAAGACCATAACCTTATATATAGACGGAATAGAGAGGCATAACCAGACCATCAGCAAGACAGGTCTGACGAATTCCTCTTTCTCTGTTCTCCTAGACAGCAACTACCAGAGGGGCAAGCACAACGTCCAGATGGTGGCAGAATCTAATATAAGTGGAGCAAATATAAAGAGTGAGTCAATCTATTTTGACTTCTATGTAGGGACAGACGACAGGAGACCTCAACTAGGGGTGCACTTCTCTAGGAAGGATGGGCATGTGGATACGAGTGCCAACAATGTCAAGGCAGTGATGCTAGGAGAGCAGTTCAGTGAGCTGTCTTTCGAGTACGCTGTCTACGACCCCATCAACTCCTCTGCACCTCTCACAATCAAGGTGGGGAACCTCGCCCCTAGCACCCTTAGCATCACGAGAGGAACGAAGATATACCGAACGACGATTGCCACCAGCGGAGAGATTCCTGTGGTGCTCGATTGTCGTGGGGTGACCTCCAACCTCTCTGCGGATATAAAGAAGGGGAACGTGGATATATCCGATGTGACGGAGAACCTCGTCCTCAACCTCTCTGCTATCGGTCGTTCCTCCAGCGAGAAGGATAAAGCCACATGGGAGGATAGAGGAGTAAAGGCGGTGTTCTCTAAGAACTTCGACTGGCTCTCTGGGGGTTGGAAAGATGGATACCTGCATATCACCAATGGCAGTACCCTAGAGATTCCATATACCCTGTTCAAGGACGATGCTACCAGCACAGGGTGTACCTTTGAACTGGAGTTCTTCGCTACTAATATCAAGGACAAGAATGCTACCCTTATCTCCAGCCTAGATGGTGAGGTGGGGTTCAAAGCAACGTCTCAGAAGGCCCAAATAAAAACCGCCTCTGGTGTAGAGGTATCCACCAACTACGCAGGGGGAGAATCGTATAGGATGACCTTTGTGGTTGGGTCAAAGAGCGGAGGACGACGCCTAGAGCTGTATATCAACGGGATTAGGAGTGGTGCAGTTAGATATGGTGCCAACGACAATATCCTCCACCAGACAGCTAAGGGGATAACCATCTCTTCTGAGGGAGCGGATATAGCTATACGTAATATACGTGTCTATACCAAGGCCCTGAACGATGACGAGGTGCTCGCCAACTTCATATACACCAGACCCTCTGCAAGTGATATTGTAACTCTCTACCATAGCAACGATGTCCTCACAGACTCTGGAGCTGTGTCTATCGAGAAGCTACGTGCTAAGGGTAAGAGCGTCCTACGCATCGTAGGGGATGTGAAGAAGGTCATCGAAACCAATAACAAGAAGTTCGAGGTGCCTATTGACGTGTACTTCTACTCTGCCTACGGTAAGCAGTATGACTTCGTTCTGTTGAAGGGTGGTTTAAGGATTCAAGGAACTTCCTCTACCACCTATCCACGTAAGAACTACCGAATCTACTTCGACAGGAAGACGAAGTACGGTACTAGGCTGATTGTAGGCGGGGTAGAACAGACTGACCTGAAGTACTCCTTCAAGCCAAATGCTATCCCCGTGAAGATATACACCCTCAAGGCAGACTTCGCAGAGTCCTCCTCTACCCACAACTCAGGTGTAGCAGTTATCATCAACGATATGTGGAGGCGTGCAGGTATCCTCACCCCTCCCCAGAAGAAGGATGCGAATGTCCGTATAGCAGTAGACGGCTTCCCTATGGATGCTTTCTTCGCAGGTAGCAACGATGAGGAGAACACCTACCTAGGGAAGTATAACTTCAACAACGACAAGAGCGGAGGGGATGACATCTTCGGGTTCAAGGGAGAGGACTGTGTGTGTATCGAGTTCCTGAACAACTCCCACCCCCTCGACCTCTTCCAGACCGCAGACATGACGAAGTTCAAGGATGGGCTGGAGTTCAGGTTCCCCGACCAGAAGTGGGAAGAGGCATCCGAGAAGAACAAGACAGCCGTCAAACGCCTATGGGAGTGGATTGTAGGTTGCAAAGGAAACTACACCAAGTTCAAGAACGAGGTGGAGAACTACTTCAATGTCAAGTCCCTCTGTGCGTGGTATGCCATCTCTGACTACTTCATCATGGTGGACCAGAGGGCGAAGAACATGATGTTCGCCACCTGGGATGGTCAGAAGTGGTACCTCATACCATACGATAACGATACCATCCTAGGTGTGCGTAACGATGGTAAGGTGGTGTATGACTATGATATTGACGAGGAGACCATGGATACCAAGATTGGTTCGTATGCCTTCGCAGGGCATGACAGCGTCCTCTGGGATTTGGTGCGTAAGGCTCTGAAGGATGAGGTGGCGAAAGCTGCGCAGGATATACGTGCGGTGATGAGTAATGAGTATGTCCTCAAGGTCCTGAACAAGGAGTTCATGGGCAACTGGTCTGAACGTATCTACAACAAGGATGGTGAATACAAATACATCAAGCCTCTAGATGAACAGGGTGTGGACTACCTATACTCCTTGCAGGGTGCTAGGCTTGCTCACCGTAGCTATATCATAGAGAACAGGTTCAAGCTCCTCGACGCCAAATATCTTGCTGGTACATACAGGGCGGATAACCTACGTATATACCTAGCTCACAAGTTCAGCAAGGACAACAAGAGCATCCATATCAAGAGTAACGATAAGTTCTACTTCGGTTATGGATATACGAGTGGTGCTCCTAAACAAAGCGGAGTGTACGCAGCGCAACCAGGGGATGTGGTGACCCTCACCTTCAACACCGACCTGATTGTCAATGACCCTCAGTATGTCTATGGTGCTTCTAAGTTTGAAGAGCTAGACCTGAAGGAAATCTCTCCATATCTGATTGGTACGGTGAACTTCAACAACTGTACAGGGATAAGGAAGATTGATATGCGTACCCAGGCTGGAAACGAGAAGATTACCAGCATCACCACGGAGAAGTGTACTCAGCTAGAGGAGATAGATGTATATGGCATCAAGGCACCATCCTTCACCTCACTAGACCTCTCTGGGAATGTGAAGCTCAAGAGGGTGAATGCACATAAGACCAGCCTCACCAGTATCACATTCAGTCAGGGTGCGATTGTTGAGCAGATTTATATCCCAGAGAGCATGACCAGCCTAAAGCTCGTCGGTCTGTCTAAGATAACGAAGGAAGGGCTTATCTTTGAGAACAAGAACTCCATCACCAGCCTCTGGGTGGAGGACTGCCCAAATATCAACTGGGAGGAACTCTTCGATATGCTTCCTAATGTCAAGTACCTACGTGCTAACGGAATTAAGAAGACAGCCTCCCCTGACTACCTGAACAAGTTCAACGGCATAGGGGGTATAAGTGCAAGCGGAGCCCTCTCTACAGAGACCTGTGCTCTGATAGGTGAGTTCTCTATCAAGGGGAGGTATCTCTCTGATGAGGAGTACAACAAGCTCACCAAACGCTTCCCTGAACTCTCTATCCGACAACCAGAGTACAGTGTCTATGGTTGGGTGAACAGATGGAAGAGACAAGGACGAGAGGACTTCGTGGATGTACTCACCACAGAACGTTGGGTGAACTACGACAACGAGACAGGTTACGGACGCCGAGGGGCCTACGAACCTAGTGGACATATCAAGAAGATATGGGAAGCGAGGAAGGCGTATATGGGTAAGGAGGAAGAGCGAGGAAAGCTCTCTGTCTTCCAAGTCCATAACGACAACTTCATGAAGTATAAAGACAACGATGACATAAGTGCATCCACCAATGTCGATATAACAGATTGGAAGAGTGGGAACCTATGGATTAGGGAACCAAGGTATTGGTACAAGGGTGTGCATGACTGGGAGACAGGCAATGACTACTACGTCGTTAGCTCCAACTACGATATGCCATCCATCCCTGAGTGTAAGGTATACGACCATGAGGCGATTAAGACACAGCTAGAGCCTGTTAAGCGTCACTACATCCAGTTCCTCTCTTCGTGGAAGGCAGATGGGTCTGTGGATATAAGCCAGTGCATATACAAATACAGACCTGATGCGGATGTGGATTCCAACAACGTGGCAGAGCACAGAGGGGCGAATGCAGTGTCCTATATCAAGATTCCTTGTGATGGTTATAAGAGAATCAAGATGCCTCTGAATGCTATGGGGATAGATGGTAGGGATGTGTCTGATTTCACAGACCTGAACGCCACCACCAGCAACACATTCTCCAACACCACCAAGCAACCCTCACCCTATCAGAATAGGATGGTATGGGAGCTTCCTGTGAGGCAGGCTGCGGTGTTTGTCAATGACCAGAACAAGGTCATCAAGGTGGTTCAGCTGGACATTAAGAAGTACTCAGCCATCTACAAAGACCTCGCAGTGGCAATTCCAGAAGGGGCTAAGTTCTGCTACACATCTGTGTACACAAGGGATATAGACGAGCTGATGAATATCGTCCTGTCCAATAGCGACAGCCCAGAGGATTGGGAGAGTGAGTGGATTATGGCGGAAGAGAGGTGGATAACCCATGTTCCTATCCACCACGAAGAAGGTGCTAGTCCTCTTATGTTCTCCGCTTCCATGAACAACAAAACCATCAAGACCGACCCAGGTGTAGGTTCGTCGTTTAAGTTCGCAGAGGTGAATGCCTTCTACGACAACGTCACCTATGAAGAGTACAAGGATATTCTCATGATGATGTACGCCTACAACGGAACATTCTCCCTTAGAGAGAGGTATGGGATGGCGAGGTCTGTGGAGTTTAGAAGTCAATGGGTGGTTGCCTCTGAGGATAAGGCTAAGTGGATGTCTGTCCCCGAGAAGGGATTCAGGGGGAGTAGCCTACGTGACAAAGATGGGAATATAGGTAGCTCCTACCAAGACCACTACCACGCTTGGTTCATATACGAAGATAAGAGTGGGCAGGAGGATAGACCTATCCCTAACTATGGTGGTTATGCTTGGCTAAGCCCTAGCCTTCCTATCACCTTCCACACCCAGATAAAGGGAGGCGTGAGCTCCAGCAAGACGAAGGGGGTAGGGTTGTTCTTCACCATAAACGACCAGCTCACCAAGACTATGACAGATAAGTTCAAGAAGGAGACCATCATCCTGAATAACTCTGTTTATACTTTCTATGGTAATGGGGCTTTCTACGAGAGTAGGAATGAGCTATGTAAGAAGGTAGGTTCTTTCGAACCATTCAGCCCTGTGGGTTATAGAAGGATACAGTCCGTAGGTATTCAGGGGTACACCCTAACCCCACAGAAGGGCTGGGAGTGCCGTACGGGTCAAGGGCAGTTTAGTGTCTGCCCTATCGGCGGGGAGGTCCTGGGGACGAGCCCCGGGGGCGCCGGTGGCGGAGCCGTCGATCTTCCAGGTCGCGTTCTGGGCGGGGGTCTCGACCTGACCGACCCTGGCGACGATGGCGTCGCGCAGCGCGGTCGGGTCGAAGGTGGCGCTCAAGGTGCCGCCCTCGGAGGAGATCTTCAGCATCTCGGCGGTGTCCTGCGGTGAGAAGGCCGCGGCCGCGCCGGGGTTCTTGCTCTGCGCGCCGGCATCGGCCGTGTTCACGGTCAGTCCGCTGGAGAGCAGCGGCGTGAGGGTGCCGTCAACGAACTCGGAGGCCTCCTCGTCGGTGATGGCGGGGGTCGCGGTGCCCTCGGCCATGGCCAGGGTCTTCTTCCCCAGGGGCCAGGTGCCGCCGATCTGCTTGAGAGAGGCCTCGACGTCGAGTCCGATGCCGTTGCTCGCGGGCGTGGTGACCGGCTTGGTGCCATCCAGGGTCACGGTCGCCGAGACCGCACCATTGGCCATCGTGTCGACCCGGTCCTCCAGGGCGCCGCGCAGCGCGGTGGAATCGACCCGGATGACGGCGTCAGTGTGCTGACCACCGAGGCGCTGGGCCAGGGTGAGGGGGTTGAGGGTGAATCCGGTGAGCTTCTTGACCGAGGCGTCGGTGTCGACCGAGATTCCTGACTTGGCGGGTACGAGCTCGGAGCTGCCCTGCCCGACGGTGAGGGTGACGGGCTGGGCGAGCTGGTCGCCGACGCCCTTGCCGATGCGCTCATGGGCCTTCTTGGGGCTCAGACCGGAGACATCGACGCCGGAGACGGTGGTGCCAGAGGCGATGTGCTGGGTGGTCCACCAGGCGATGCCGCCCCAGGCCAGCAGCAGGGCCGCAGCCCCGGCGGCGCAGGCAGCGGGGATGAGGCGCCGACG